GCGCAGCCCAACCGCGACTTGTGTGACGTGATGACCTTCGGCGCCGGCGATGCGCGCACGCAGCCGATCTGGTGGATCATCACAACGGCCGGTGATGACCCGGACCGGATGAGTGTGGGCTGGGAGCAGCACGAATATGCATTGAGAATCTTATCTGGCGACATCATCGATCCTACATGGTACGTGGTGATGTATGGCTACGATGGAGACGATATCTACAACGAGGCTAACTGGGCGGTGGCCAATCCGTCTTTGGGCACCACGATCACGCTCGATACGGTGCGGGAGTCGGCTGAAAAGGCCAAGATAAAGCCGGCCGATGAGCGCTTATTCCGCTGGCTGCGATTGAACCAGTGGATCACGACCAAGCTGACCACGTGGTTGCCGTTGGACTTATTCGACAAAACGGTTGGAAATTGGACGCGGGCCGATCAGTTGGGCAAATCCTGCTATTTAGGGCTTGATCTGTCCTCGACGACCGACCTGACAGCCCTGGCTGTAGTCTTCCCCCCCCAGGGCGAGCAGCTGGACTGGAGAGTATTCTGGTACTGCTGGATCCCGGCCGACAATATGGAGGAGCGGATCCGGAAGGACCATATCTCCTATGACAAGTGGGCCGCGCAAAAGTGGATCATGCCAACGCCGGGCAACGTGGTCGATTACACCAAGGTCGAAGAAACGATCCTGGAGATCAAAAAGTTTCACAATGTGATCGAATTGGACAGCGACCGGGCGATGGCCACCATGCTGCTGCAGCGCCTGGAGCAGGCGGGGATTACTTGCGTGGACGTGCCACAGACATTTGTGAGTTTGACCGATCCATTGAACCAGGTCGAGATCCTGCTCAAAGGGCAGGCGGGATGGAAAGAACCAGAGCCGAAGATCGAAGGCGAGGAAAGCGATATCTTGAAAAATCCAACTTCCCATCTGGTGAGGGGCCGCATGACTCACGAGGATAACCCGGTGGCCCGCTGGTGCTTTGGGAATACGTCGGTGGCAAAAAACGGGCAGGGATATATCAAATTCGTCAAGGAACATAAGGGGAAAAACGTGGATCGCACCAAGCGGATCGACCTGATGGCGGCCTGGGTGGACGCCATGGCCAGGGCGCGCTTCCACGCCGGCAGCGTGGACATTTCAGCCGCTATTTTGGACGAAGATTGGGGCATGTGATGAGCGTATTTACTCGTTTTGCCCGCTGGATACTGCGCAATGATGCGCAAACAATGACCCTTCCTGAGACCGTGGAGGCGCTAAATCTCACCGCTTCAACCATTTCCGGTCAAAGTGTCACGGTTGAAACCAGCAAGAATATTCACACGGCGTACCGCTGCGTGAACATCTTGAGCGATGATATTGCCAAGATGCCCCTGCAAACCTTCATCAGCCGTTCACCAGGCCAGATAGAACGGATGCGGCCCGACAGCCGGCTGCAAAACATCGCCTGGCTGCTGGAAATCAGCCCGAACCGCTGGATGACGCCGTTTATTTTCAAGAAAGCTCTGATCATGTGGCTGCTCAACTGGGGCGCGGCCTATGTTTGGCAGCCTCCACGCCAGGCTGGCCGGCGTAACGAGCTCTTCATCCTGCGTTCCAACATCACCAGGCCGGTATTCGACCTGGACGGAAATCTCTGGTACCAGGTGAATTGGTTTAAAAAGCCGCCCGAATACATCCCGGACGTGGAGGTTCTGGCACTCCTGATCAATTCCTCTGACGGCATTACCGGCAGCTCGGTCATCACGCACGCGCGTGAGACCCTGGGCCGCCAGATGGGTGCGCACGAGACCCAGGGCAGGTTCTATTCCCAGGGTTTGAACCCGGCTGGCGTCGTATGGTTGGCCGGAGAGGCCAGTAAGGACGCCAGAAAGAAGATCCGGGATTCCTACGAGGAAACGATGGGCGGATCGAAAAACGCCTATCGCCTAGCCGTGTTCGACAACAAGATTACCAAATTTGAAGCCATCACCATGAAACCGTCGGACGCTCAATTCCTGGAATCGATCCAACAAAATGACCTGGAGGTCGCTAACTTTTATGGGATGTCCCTGTTCAAGCTCAACATGGGCAAACAGGCCTATAACTCAAACGAACAGGCCAATCTGGACTATTTATCGACCACCCTGGATCCCTATCTGGTGCAATGGGAGCAGGCAGCAATGCTGAAATGGCTCACGGAAGCGGAGCAAAACTATACCTATTTCCGTTACAACCGGGATGTCTTGCTGCGCACGGATGCCAAGACACGGGCCGAATACCTCGAAAAGAAGATCTTCAGCGGGCAGATGACACCCAACGAAGCGCGCCAGATCGAGGACATGCCCGCTTATCCCAAGGGCGGTCGATTCTATGTCCCAACGAACATGACGTCGATTGGCGCAGCCGATGCCAGCGAGACCGAAAAAGGAGTTGATTGATGATGCCAGCGATAGCGATACACCACACGGAAACGGACACCGAGTCCGTCTGGGATGGCCCGGCGGAGGTGGCAGCCTGCCCTAACGAGGCTGGCCCATTGCGCCACATGCATGCCTGGCGCGATGCGGATGGAGAGCCGGACGCCAAGCAAAGCTATAAATTCCCGCACCACAAAGCGGGCGATGATACCCCAGCCAACATCAACGGGGTGAACAACGCCCTGGCCAGGCTATCCCAGGCGGATATCCCGGAAGGGGACCGGGCGGGAGTCGAGGCGCACCTGCGGGCACACCGGGAAGACGCTGGGCTGGAGGATGAAGCGTCGATAGACGATAATATCCCGGCCAGGCGCAATGCCAGGCACGAGCCAATCCGCTGCTTCGAGGGCAACGCCAGGCCACATGAGCCGTTCTGGACCTGGCGCAATACCCTTGACGGCGCGCCCTCGAATGGCGGAAGCGAGCCGGAGATGGAGCTGTATGGCTATATCTCCGAGTATTCCTGGTTCGAAGACGACGTCACGCCGAAGATGTTCAAGGATGACCTGTGGAAATTCGGCGGCGGTGGGCCGATCACGATCCGCCTGAACTCCTACGGCGGGGATATCATCGCGGCCAGCGTGATGAAGGCGATCATCATCGATTACCCGGGGTACGTGACGATGAAAATCGATGGCCTGGCGGCCTCGGCGGCTACGATCGTAGCCATCGCCGGAGATGTCGTCAGGATCCAGGAATCGGCCTTCTTCATGATCCACGACCCGCTGGTGGCTTTTTTCTTTGCGATCTTGGACATCGAAGAGATGTCCAGGCTGCTCGAGAGTCTAAAATCCGCCAAAGCGGGGATCATCGACGGCTACGAGACCAAGACCGGCCTTTCCAGGCTGCGCCTGGATCGCATGATGGCCGACGAAACCTGGATGACGGGTCGCGAGGCGGTGAATATGGGCTTCGCCGACGAGGTGATCACCGCCGAAGACAAAGCGACCAAGAAGGCTAAGGGGGCGGCCATGCAGAACATGGCGGCCATGCAAAACGCAGCGTTGATCAACGCGCTGCACAATTATCGGAATGTACCGGCCAAGTTGCTGGCGCTGCGCAAGCCAGACGAGGATGAGCCGGATATTCGAAATCGGAGGGCGACGGAGGTTCTCCGCGCCAAAACTAAATTCTGAACTAAGGAGTGAACCATGGATCTCAAGAAATTGCTCGATAAGGTTAACCAGACCGCGGCGCGGAAGGACGATATCGGAAAACAGATCGTCGTCTTGCTGGACGCCGAAAAGTACGACGAGGCCTATGCCCTCGAGCCCGAATTGGAGAAGGCCAAAGCTGAGCATCAGCAAGCCTTCAATCTGTATGTTTCCATGCAAGACGCCCTCAAAGGCAGCGACCCCGCGCAGCGGTTCGTGCCTGCCGGTGGCGAACGGGAGCCAGAGGAAATCAAAGACCTGCGCGCCTCGCCCGAATACCAGGCGGCCTTCATCAGCGCCCTGCGCAACGGGGTTACCCCGAAAGCTGGGCCAAGCGGCAAGATGCAAGCCGATCAGTACCAGCTGCTGATCAATGCCCTGACCGAGACCGGGGGCTCCCCGGCCGGTGAGGAAGGTGGTTTCCTGTTGCCGGTTGATTTTGACAACATGATCCACGAGCGCATGCGCCAGTTCATCGACCTGGCCGACCCGCGCTATTTCAACGTCGAGGACGTGCAGGCGTACTCCGGCTGGCGAGCGGTCGAGGCTGCCACGGCGGAGGAGCCCTTCGACGCCCTGGTCGAGATGGACGTGCTCGCCGACAACGAGGAAACTGAAAGCCCGCTGTTCAGCAAGGTGGAGTACACGATCGTGGATTACGGCGGGTTCTTGCGAGTCTCGAACTCGCTCCTGGCCGACACCCCGGTCAACATCATGCGCTATATCTCGCGCTGGTTCGGTAAGAAGGTGGTGCTGACCAACAACTCGCTGATCCTGGCGCTGGTGGACGCCATCTCTGCCAGCGAGACAACGCCGGACACCCTGTTTGCGGACCTGAAGACGGTGCTGAACGTCACCCTGGACCCGGCCATCTCGG